CCGGCGGCGGCCGCCTGGCCGCCGCTGGAGGGGTTGTCGGGGGCGGGCGCGGTGGCCTCCGGCAACTCCAGCCTCTGACGGATGATGGGATCCCAGGCCGGGAGCACGCCGGCCGTGACCAGGCTGGTGAACGCGGCCGCGATGTTCTTGAAGTCCGCCGCCGCGTAGGGCTTCCAGACCATCTTGGGGTAGGCCGTCACCTGGAAATTCCAGTCCACAAGGCGGTGGATCAGTTGGGCCCCCACGATATCCGAGGCCGCTTCCTCCCCCAGCGCCTTGAGGACCCAGGTGAAGTTGTCCGCGTGCTGGGATCCCAGGGCGTAGGCGCCGCGGTCACCCTCATCGACCATCAACGTGGGCAACAGCAGGGCCCTGGAGATCATCCGGTCACAGTAGCGCAGCGCGTTCTCGTAGTCCCCTCCCGTCCGGAGGCTTTCGAGCATCTTGACATCCCAATCCTCCGGGACCACCGCCGCCTTCTTGGCGTGAAGCCCGGACAGGAAGTTCAGGATGGCGTCCTGCTCGGAGACGTTCGTTCCGCGCTTGAACTTGCCTAGCGGGGTGGGGGTGGCGTACCGCTCCAGAAAGACGTTCCAGATCCGGTGGATCAGTTCCTTGGCCTTGGCGTAGCGGTAGGCCGGCCGCAACTCGCTGAGCCCCTGATAGTCCCCTTCGTGGTCCCACGCCCACAGGATGAAATACTCCGGGGGCAGGGAGTCCTCGACTACCCCGAGCCCGGGTTGCTTGTACTTGAGGGCGGTGATGTTCCCGAACTCATCCGTTTCGATTCGGAAGTTGTCCGGGCGCTTGGACTTCAACGCCCGCAGTCCGACCTTGTTCCTCCAGCGCCCTTCCGGGACAACCTGCAGAACGATCTCGGTGACGGATAGCCCATAGGCCATCGCCAGCATGGCCCGCCGGAGGAACCCGTTGACGGTCCCCCCGGCCAGCCCGTTGAACTGGTCCCGGATGAAGTCCGCGGCCTCCACGTCCTCCGGCTCATCGCTGGCCGCCTCGATCGCCCAGCCGGAGGAAAGCCTGGCCAGGATCTTGAAGTTGACCACGGCCTTGACCTGGGGCTCCCGGCGGAGCATTTCCCGATAGTCTGCCGTGCCCAGCGTCCCATCATCCGCGTTGTATTTCACGCCATAGGCCGCAAACAGGTCCGTTCCGCGGACCTTGGCCTTTTCGGCGACATCGGGGACGGGGGTGGCTTGCGGCCGTGCGAACAATGCGGAGAGGGTACGCGCCATGAGCTTGCACCTCCGGGGCGTGACAATCGTTCAGGACGAGGGTGGAGTCAACAGGAAATGAGCGGGGTAGAAATGCCGATGCACGTCAAAGCCGGTAGGACTCCCGGACGCCCGCAGCCCGGCCCATCTGTCCGGCCCCCTGGTGCCAATCCTCCAGGCCGGCCACAAGGTAGCGCACCGCGTCCGGCAGGTGGTCATCGACCTTGACCGGGACCTCCAGGATCCTGGCCCCCTCCTTCTCGTCGGGGTAGTGGTAGCGGTCCAGGGTGTCAACCGTGTCCTGGCAGGTCACCGCGTTGAACCGGATCAGGGGCGGGTCCGCCTGCAACCTGGCCTGGACGAGGGCAATCCCGTTGATGATCCAGCTTTCCGTGGGGCCCTCCGCCCGCGGGCACGGGAAGACGGGCAGGCCGGCCATCTGCATGTCATGGATCGCCGCCGGGTCTTCCGGGTCCGCGAACCACCGGCGGACGCCGTACTGGCGCTGGAGCGCCTGGATCTCCGCGATCTTCTTTTCGATCCCCAGCTTCGGCTTGTACACCTCCGCCCGGCAGTCCAGAGCCCCGTCCTTCGTCTCCCCGGCCACCACCGCCGCGAACGGGTTGCGGAAACCGAAGTCAATGCCTCCCCAATGGTCAATGAACGATGCTGATTCCTCGCCCGGCATGAAGATATGCCGGCCAACCGGGTCGAAAGTCGTGTACACCCGGCCGGCGAACGCCACAAACTTGGCCTCGTACTCCTGTTCGAAGACCCACGCCGGCAGGTCCTCACGGGCGGCCTCCACTTCCCCGGCCGGGATGAACGGGTTTGAGGCTGTCGGCAGTTGCCAGGACGCCCAGCCGGTGTCACGCTTGGCGCCCTTTTGATACATGCGATAGAACCAGTTACGGCCCTTGGGGGTCGATATGAACATCGCGCCGCCCTGGCGATCGGACAGGGCCGGCCGCAAGCTCTCCCGCCAGGCGGATTCCCTCATGAATGCCGCTTCATCGAGAACCGCCAGGTCCAACCCCTCCCCGCGAAGGCTGTCCGGGTTGTCCGCGCTCTTGACCTCGACCACGCCGCCGCCCGGGAACTCGATGGCCCCGAGCCCGCGGTGGATCGTGGTCCCCGGGATCCTCTTGGCGAAGTGGGTTAGGATCCGCCAGCCGCGGCGCCCGACTTGGTATGTCGGCGCTACCCACCACGCCCGGCCGCCGTGCAAGCCCTTCTCGGTGCACAGGCACGCGCCCAGCATGGTCTTTCCCCAGCGCCGGCCACAGGACAGGACCTTGAACCTGGCCGGGAAGTCCCGGACCTCCCGCTGGCCGGCGTGCAGAGCGGGGAGCCTAACTATCAGCCGGGCCATCAGTCCAGTCCACCTCTACGACCAGGCTATCATCCTCCCGGATGATCTCCCCAGGCTCCCCTCGCGTGAGCCGTTCCAGCTTGGCCCCCTCGAGGATGCACAGAATGGCTTGCCGGATGGTCATGCGGCGCTTCCCGCTGGTCTTGGTGAATTCCTCGGCGTACTTCTGGAGCGCCGCCAGGCCGGCGCCCTGGAGGGTGGTTGCCGTCCGTAGGTGCTTGGTTCGCATTTCCGCCAGGGCCGCCAGTTCCGCGGCCCTGGATTGCCGGTCCTGTTCCGACTCCCACAGCTTGACCCGCTCCTGCCATCGGTTCCGGCTGGACCACCGCTCCCACAGGCGGCATTTGGATTTCAGGGTAGGGGACGCCGGATAATAGCGTTCAACGCAGTTCCGGATTGAGCGGGTGGCCGGCGGCGTCCCCCGGTAGAACGTGAACGCATCGAAAGCCTTGCTGGACTCCCTCGGCAGGCGCTCCCACGGCTGGGCGCCGGCAGGGACCCCGAGCTTTTCGTCGCCGGCCACAGGTCATCGCCTACTTCTGGCCCGCCAGCCGCTCCCGGCACAGTTGGAGAAGCGCCTGCGCTGGGGCCCTGCCGAGCACGCTCCGGACGATCTCCGCTTCCTCCGCGGTGAACGTCATGTTGATCCGGTACACGGCCGCGTCCCGGCGGGCGGCCGCTCGGTCCTGTTCCGTCTTCGCCTCCGCCAGCCGGCGCTCCCGCTCCCGGATCCGGTTGAGGGCGGTGACCGTCATCGCGCTCGAAGCGTTCCCGGCCGGATGCTCCACCTCATCCGCGGTCTGGGCGTCCCCGTCCAACAACGCCTGTTCCTCATCCCCGAACTTGGCCGGGTCCCACCCCTCACTGAACGAATCCCCGGCCAGGGCCTCCGGCGCCGGGATATCGTCCAGAAGGCGGTTCAATTCCACGTCATCCATGAGCAGAGCGCCGGCCGCCCAATCCAGGGCCCCGAGTTCCTGGAGATCCCGGAGCACTTGGGCCTCCAAGTCGATGTCGTGGGTTCCGCGGGCCCGGTTGTGCCGGATCGTCGCCACCCGCATCTGCTCCGGCGTCATGTCCACGCGAACGCATGGGATCTCGGTCATCCCCAGACTGGCCGCCGCCCGCCAGCGGTGTTCCCCGTCAACGATCACGCCCTCCCCGTTGACGATCACGGGTTGGGTGAAGCCGTCATCTTCGATGCTCCGCAGCAGCAACTCGAAATCGTGCTCGGTCTGCCGGTTCGGGTTGTAGGCGTTGGGCCGGAGGGAGTTGATCGGCAGGTACTCCACGGTCAACCGCTGGAGTCGTTCCCCCAGGTTGGCCACCGCCTTGCGCCCCTTTCGGTCCCGGCGCTTGGCCGTGACCGCGGCTTGGGTTGCTTCCGGCGTGGTGTTCGTGGCCTCCGGAGCGGCCGTTTCACCAGCGGGCCCGTTCGTACCGGATCCGGCCTCGATCGTTTCACCAGCCGGCCCGCCCGTCTCGCGCTTCCCTCGTTTCGTTCCGTCCTTGGCCGTCATGCGATCCTCCACGGTTAGCGGTCCAACTCGCTCAGGAACCTGGCCGGATCCTTGAGCATAGAGGCGTACTCCCGGGGCCGGTGCCCCTGGATCCGGTGCGGGGTGTTCAGACCGAGGCGCCAGTCCACGGAAAGCGCAGACCAGCCCTCCCCCAACCATAAGCCGGCGCGGCGGGTGTTTCCGGCGAGGGCTCGATGGCTGGGCCCGATCAAGCTGCTATCCGGCGCCGCGTGCTCCAGAAGGCACGGCACGGTGATTAGCGCCCGCTGGCGGGTGGCCAGCAGGTACACGGAGAACCGGGCGTCATCGTGAGGGCACTCCGGCCGGACCTTGGCGGCGCTGTAACGGAGCACCCGGGAGACAGCCCAAACCGGCATGAGCGTACCTTGGGCCCAAGAAAGGGTCGGGCACTCCAGCCACCGCTCCCCGCGCTCCCATGCCGACATGATGATGGCCCCGCATTTGAACAGGCTGACGATCCGCGTTGGCGCCAGGTCCGCGATCTGGTCACAGGCCGGCAACAGGTCCCGGCAGCACAGGACATCATCCTGGAGAACAACGTGGTGCGAGGCGCCGGCGGTGATCCCAACCTCCCACGCCCTCCGGAGGGTAGGCCAGGCGCCGCGCCCGTCATCCTCCACCACGGAAACCGCTCGATCGGCCCTTAGCGTTTCCAGCGTCCGCGTCAGCAGGCCGGCGCGGGACGGGTGGGTTGCTATGGCCACGCTCACCGTCATGGCGCCCTCACGCGAAAGCCGGGGATCCGCCCCATTTCCCGGAGCCCGGCCGGAAGAACTCCGGCTCTACGTACTGGTCTTCGGACCGGCTGAAATGGTAGCGCATCCCGAACGGGTCCCCCAAGTAGAACACTTCCGTCAGCTTTTTCCAGCATCCGATGTTCCCGTAGCAGGTGTAGCACGGCTGGATCTCCGGGAGCGGGCCGCTTGAGTGCTGGGCGTGCCGGTCGCGCCTTCCCTGCCCTCTCCTGGATCCAAGCCGGCGCCTCCCGGATGCAGACCCGATCGAAGCAATCCTCCCAACTCTCGTCTAGCCGGCGCTGCGGCTTGACCGCCCGCATGCCGTAGTTCGCAGCCGCCCGCACGCCGTCCAGGCGTTTGCAGACGCGCTCGAACCAGAGCGGCCAGGCCCGGGCCGCCAATTGCAGGTTGGGGACGCCGGCCGCGGCCATCGTTGGCGGCGCTATCCGGAGGAACTTCGACGGGGCGCCCAGCCGGAACAGGGTGTTATATGCCGTGTTATAGTCCCAGCCGTTGACATGGATCGCCCGCCAGACATCCCCATCCTCCCAATCGAAGATCGGCCGGCAGTTGCGCGTCCCGTAGCGGTTGGGCTTGGTCAAGTACCCTCCGGACGAGTGCACGCCGTAGCGGCGCCCGCGGCTTTCCACCACCCGCAAGCCGATCACGGCGAACAGTTGGCGCCCGGGATCCGGTGGAAACCTGTCCGGCGTGGTCATGCGGCTGATGTCCATTTCCGTGATCCGGTAGGCGAAGGACGGCGGCCGGCGGACCCACGCCTCTGGGGGAAGCGCGGGATCGAATACCCACCAGTAAGGGGCCGCCCGGTTGAAGCAGTTGATGATCGGCTGGCAGGCGTAGATCCAATGAAACTGCACGTCCTTGCGGCTGGCCACCCGCTCCGCATACTCGAAGGTCCCGGGAAACATGATTTCTTCGTCCCGCATTATCACTTCCACCGGCAAGCGCCCCGTCTGCCGGGCGGCCTCCAGGCACACCTCGAGGCACACGCCGGAGTCCTTGCCGCCGGAGAAGGACACCACCACGCGGTGACCGGCCTCGTACACCAGGACCATCCGGTGCACCGCCTCATCGAAAACGTCCCGGCCGGTGTAGAGCCTCGGCATGAGGTCACCCCTTCCGTCCGGAGAGGATCATCGTGTAGGCGGCGCCCGGCGCCAGGCGCCCGGCCGTCCGGAAGTCCAGGCGCATGAGCCACCAGGCGCCCCAGACGTTCCCGAAGCCGCGGTACACCCGGTCCCCCAGGACGTTCAACCCTCGCACCTGCACGTCCTGGAGCCTCGGGAACAGGGACCGGAGCCCGGACGGTGTGAACGGGGCCCCGGTTTCCCGTCCGGCCTCATCCATCCCCGGGATCTTCCGGCGGCGGCCGCGGGCGGGGTAGGCCATGAACACAAGCTGACCGCCCGGCTTGAGCACCCGCCAGGCTTCGGCGGCCGCGGCCCACGGGTGCTCACAGTAGCAAATGGGGGAATAGAGGCTCAGAACAACGTCGAAGCTGCTGGCCGGGAACAGGGTAAGCCGTTGCATGTCGAGTTGGCAGAACGTGTACAGCGGCCACTTCCGCCTGGCGGCGCCGATCATGTTGGCGGATGAATCCACCCCGATATAGTTCCTGGGGTGGATCACCGGGGACAGGTAGTCCAGAAGCCAGCCGGTCCCGCACCCCAGGTCGATCACGGCACGCCCGGCCAGCGGGGGGAGGGAGTCCCGGAGCACCAGATCCTCCGCGAAGTCCACAGGGCGGGAGTAGATCCCGTCGTATTGACCGGCCACGTCATCCCATACGCTCATAGTCCCGCGATCCTTCTGCCCGCGTCCGTTGGCCTGTAGGCCCGGGCTTGGCCAACAGCCTTCTGCAGAAGCCCCGAGTTCACCAGACCGTCAAGCCATCGCTGGGCCGTCCGGAGACACACGCCGGCGGCCTCCGCGTACTCCGCTATGGACGGCGGCCCGGCTTCACGGCGATGAAGCCCGGCGTACAGCATGAACCTTTCATGCTCGTTCACCGCTACCTCAGAACGGAAGCTCCGCTTGCGTCCAGGGCCACCGCCGGCCGCTCCGACGCCGCAGCTTGTTCTCCGCCGTGGCCTCCGGCTTTGGGATCATGCCCATCCTGGTGACGGCGTTCTCAGCGCAGCCGTACCGCAAGAACCTCCGGGATCCGTTGGGGAACTCCACCCGGTACACGAAACGGATCTCGGGGACGATCCGGACCTCAGGCGGCGGCGCCGCCTCCGCAGCCTTACGCCTTGCCACCGCCTACCCCCTTCCGGCTCATGTGCTGCCCCAGGGACAGCAGCAGCGCGCCGGCTTCCGATAGGGTTTGGGCCGCTTCCGCCTGGGATAGCAGGCCATTGGTCGCCATTTCTGCCGCCGCCTTGACCGAGATCCCAGCCCGCATGATGGCCGCCGGCTGGGGCGTGCCCGCCTCCGCTCCCTGATGTGCGCTGGCCACCGCGTTCTTAACGTCCTGCTCCGTCATGTCCCCACCTCCGGGCTAGTCACGTTGTCCCGCCGCTGGATTGGGCCGCCCGCTTCTTCCTCTTGAGGAACACAAACCGGCGGTGTCCCTTGGCCTTCTGCTCTTTCAACGCCGCCTTGTGGGCTAGTTCGTTCTGGCGCCGCTCATTGTAGGCCAGGCTTGCCGCCCGGAACTCCGCTTGAGATAGCGACGGTAGATCCTTGGGCGCCGGCCCCTGTTCCGCTGTCCCTATCCTGGCGTCCAATATTCCCCTGGCCTCAACGTAGAACTCGATCGCCTCCTGGTCGTTGCTCATCTCAGCAGCTTGGGCCCTGGCCAGGAGTGTTTCCAGCGTGCTCACCGCGGCCTCCGGAACTCCGGGAGCGGCCGGCCTACCCCGCAGCATTGGCACTTCCTGGCCACGAATCCGGTTTCAAGCGTGGTCATGGCAACAGTTTGCGTCCGCGCCTGGCACCACCCGCAGAACTCCGCGTCCCCTGGCGCCGCCTCACACTCATAGCCGGCCACGTCATCGGACCAGATCACGGTCCCATCCTCGAGCTTTTCCAGGCGGAGCCTGCCGTGAGCGTTCTTCATGGCCGGCTGTCCGGGGAAGGGGTAGCCTTGGGCGGCCACTCCCCGCTCACGAAAAGCCCTTGCTCCAGCCCCGTGAGCTTGGCCCGGACCAGCGCCATAATCCCCTCGTTGGACGCGCACAGGTCACCGGCGCCGTCATGCCAACCCTGCCGGCGAAGCCAGGCCCAGCCCCCTTCCGTGGGCTCTACGTAGAACTTCTCGCCGCGCAAGCGGACCTCGATCACCACGATGGCCCGCTCCGGGGGGTGCGCTTTCGTTCTGGCCATTCCTTACTCCCAGGTTTCGCCGCCGTCGATCCGTTCGATGATGGCCACGCCCACGGCAAGCGCATGGATCAGTTCTTCCCGAAAGCCGCGGACGGCCCGCTGCACGTCCCCTTCTGATAGGTCCGCCCCGCGTTTGTAGCGCAGAGTCAACGCATGCCGGACAGCCTCCCCCGCTTCCTCCAGGAAAATGGCCATCCAATCCGTTGGCGTGTTCGTAGTGTTGAATGCCCCGTGGAGCACGTCTTGGCGCTCCCGTTCGGTCAGAAGGTCCTTCCAGATCCTCTTGCGGTGGTTGGTGACCTTCCGGTTGGCTCTGCGCTCCGGAGCGTCCAGGGTGTTGTGGCACCGCTGGCACAGGGCCCGCAGATTACTGGGGTCGTTGTTCAAGGGGTTGTGATCCAGGTGGGCCACCGTGAGCACCACAAAAACCGCCCGTCCCGGTCCCCCGTGCGCCCGGATGATGTTCTCCGGGAACTCCGGCTGCCAGGGGTTCAACTTCTCTGGGGACAAGTCCGGGTCGAGAACGTGATCCATGCGGAGAAACACGCGCCCCAGCGGTGTCCCTCCTTCAAGGTACCAGTCCCCATTGGGATAGACCCGGACGTGCATCCGGTTGGGCTTCTGGCACATCTGGCAACAGCCCCCTGCCGCCTCGAGCACCTTGGCCCGGATCTCGGGCCAGTTCTCGGGGTACAGGCTGCGCTTGGCCGGCTTGATCGGGCTCATCGCCGGCGCCCGCGAAAAGCCGGATGGTCGGGTCCGGGCCGCTGGGGTCCGGCTTGGGCCGCCCCCAAGCCCAACCTGGACAGGGCGCCGGCCGGCGCCACCTGGACCTTCTGCTCCGGCTGGGCGGTCAGTTGCAACAACTCCTGGACCACGATGGTCCGCGGCATCAACGGGAGCATTTCCGCCTGATATGCCCTCAGAGCGGCGATCTCCGGCGGGACGGCCTCCGTGCTGTCCGCGGGCACCTGGGGAGCCTGAGCCGTGGCGGGCGCACGCTCAGCCGGCTTCTCGGTGGCCGGCAGGACGGCCGCAAAGACCCCTGGCTCGGGACAAAAAGTGTCCCGGACGGTCTGGCACTCCTGGAGCGTGGGCCGCTCCGCGGCGCCGACCACCACCAGCCGCCGTTGCCCCGTGTACGGGTGCTTCCCGCTCTCGACCATCATCCCGGCCAGCGGCGTCCCCTCGAGCGCCCGCCAGCGTTCCACCCCGGGCATGGGATCCGCCTCCCGGGTCCACCCTTCACGCTCCATTGTCCCCTCCCTTATCGAATGACCAGCGTTGCGACAGGCTGTCCGGCTTCCGCCGGCGGCCCGTCATCCTGCCAAGCTGCAGACGGCTTGCTATGGGGGCCGCGCCGCCCCTGGGAGTCCACCCCGATCACCCGGAGCTTGTACGGGCCCACGCCGTAGGGGTACGGGGTTTCATAGATCGTATCCCCGACCACGGCAACCTCCCGCCAGTACGCCCGCGCCGCGGTGCTCTCTTGGACAGCGTAGGCCACGGCCGGGGACGACCGCAGCGTCACGGTATCGCCCTCCGCGGTCACAACCGTCCGCTCGAGGGGCGGCGGTGACCAATGGAACCTCAGCATCGGTTGCGGCTGGGCCGTGGAACGGACGGAGAACCCCAGGGCGGCCGCGGCCGCCGCGATGATGGTCACTTGAGCCAGCCGCGGCATGGCCGCCAGCCTGGCGAGCAACTCCTGCAACGTGCTCATGGCCGTACCTCCGGGACAAGCCTCGGCCCCAGCATCCGCTCCAGGGCCACTCTGTTGGCCGTGAACTGCTCAGCGGTGATCTCCCGGCAAAGGTACCTTCCGAACTGCTCGAACATCCGCCGGGTGTAGTCCGCCAGGATCTCCGGCGGCGGCCCCTTGGGCAGGTTGTCCGGGACCGGCCCCGCGTTGGTGTCCCACAGGACATAGAACGCCGGGGTTAGCACGTCCTCAGCCGGGAACTCATCGAAGAACGGCATGCCGTTGGCGGCCAGGGCCGCCCCGTCCTGGCACCTGCACGCCGCCGCCGCCTCGTACGGCGGATCAAGCCGGACCAGAACGTGCCCGCCGGAGTAGCGCGGCGTCCCGTTCTCATGCCAGCCGGCGTTGACGCTCCCACAGGTAGGACAATGAACCCTGTGGACGGTCCAGCCGGCCGTTACCAGGAACCGATAGGGGCGGTGGGCCTGGAACCCGCCGTCCGGCCGCCGCTTCTTCCCGCCCCCTCGAAACAACGTGCTCCGCGCCACAGCCACAACCTCCGGTTACTCTGAGAACAGCCCGCGCCCCGCGAACCGGGTCCGGTGCCTCCCAATCTGGCGCTCCAGTTCCTCGGGTGGCAAGCGGGAAAACCCTCGAGCGATCCCGACCAGGTAACGCTCGTCCTTGCTTCCCGCGTGCGCGTCCGCGTACACCTCCACCGCCGCCAGCACCACGTCCGCCTTGAGCCGTCCCAGCGTCCGCGCCACGTTGGCCCGGCGCTTCGCCGTGAAGCTCCCGCCGGTGGCCGCATAGTACTGTTCGACGGCCTCCACCAGGGCCCGCATGTAGTCCGTCACCAGCTTACGGGCGTCCTGGATCTCCAGGGCCTCCGCGTCCGCGGATAACCCGGCCAGGAACGCCTCCCACGGGTCTGATTCAGGCGGAGCCGCTGGAGGCTGGGGGGGCGCCGCGAACAGCGGCGCCGG